CCGAGGACGTTCTGTGCGGTCATACTCATCGCGTGCCCTCCGTCTGCTCGTAAGGGATGAAGATCGGCGCGACGACGTCGGGCGGCGTGTCCGTCGCGGGCGTCATCGAGGCCATGAGCTGCTCGATAGTCGGTTCCATTGGTTTCTCCTCTTGGTGTAGGAAAGCCCCCGGACGGGCTTGTCCGAGGGCGTGAAAGATCAGGTGGGGTGTCAGTAGCCGACTGCAACCCAGGAGTAGGCGTGACGGCCTGTGGTCGTGACCCCCGGCAGCATCGCACGGAAGCCATTCCTGGTCATCGAGTCAAGGCAGAACTGCTGGGCATTCTTGAAGTTCCAGCCTCCCGACCCCGTCCCATACAACGGCGTGAGCGTGACAGACACGCATTCGGTCGGGAAAGGCGTCTGGAATGTTACAAAGTCAAGATATAGATTCCCGAATGCAACCTCCGTCGCCGATGTCGCGACCCTGCCCGCCTTGATGAGGCCATTCCGCACGCCGGCGCTCAGGCCACTGCCGACAGGCACGTCTCCTGTTGCCGCTAACTCCATCTGCAGATTTGACTCGCCCGACCAGCGGCGACCATCCCACACGCGGATAGCGTTCAGATCAGTCCTCCAGACATACACAGGCTGCGCAGGGGATGCGGTGAGGCCCACGCCCGCGAGCGCGGCGACGTACTGGGAGGCGGCGGTCTCGGACGCGCAGGCCTTGTATGACGGGATGGACAATGAGAGGTCGAGGAGATCTTGCCGACGGGCCGGGTCGGTAGGGGAGGGTACCTTGTGTCCGCGCTGGTCCTGGTAGCTCATTGCGCACGCCTTTCTGCGGGGTTGGTGGGGAGTGTTTCGGTGTAGTCGATGTGAAGGGCCGCGCTGTCACCGCCCTTGATGATGCCGCCGTAGGCCGCTCCGACGAGTGCGAGGCCAGCGCCCGCCGGGATGGTCTTTGCCAGGGCCGTGATGTCGACCTGCGCCTGCGCGGCGTTGACGTTGATTGTCTGCGTCGCGCCGGTCGGCTGAGGCCCCGACTCCGAGTAGGACGCCGGTTGAATTACCAGCGCCCAGGGCGGGACGTGCGACGCGGGCTTCACGGTGAGCAGCGCTCGGGTGATCGTGATCGTGCCGAGGGCTTCGAGCTGCCGACCATAGGTGACGAGACCTCGGAGGCGCTGTCCTGCAGGATTGGTCCCCTGCCATGCGCCGCCGTCGCCGTACCTCGACCAGCCGGCATTTGTCCAGGTGCCCATCCACTGCGGCGTGATAACCGCATGCCGGGCCACAGGCTTAGGCTCGGGCGTTTTCGGGACCGCCGGTAGCGGCCCCTCGGGGGACGGGGCAGGCCCCAGCGCGTGAACGGGACGCCCCGTGTCCGGGTCGAGGAGCACGTGCGCGGTTTTCACGCCGTTCCAGTTGACGGCGGTCGCTGGGATCTGCACCCCGGCACCGCCGTACAGGGAGACGATCAGCTGTCGCCCGCCCTCGACGAGGTCGACGATCCGCGCGATCGCCGTCGCCGACCTGTCCGACCCGTACCTGGGCGGCAGATCATCCGGCGTCGAAGAGATCAGGTCCATCACACGGACGGTCACAGGGTCACCTCCACGTCGGTTTTCTGCGAGCCCTTATAGGTGAGTGGTACTTCATAGGCTGTGACGAGGCCCCAGAGCGTTTTCGGCTCAGCCGCAAGGACAGGCTGCGTCACGATCTCGATCGGCTGATCGAGCGCGACGCGCGGGTCCGGCGCGTGCTCCACGGGCACTTTGACTTTGCGGCGGATCGACTCGGCGAGCATGGCCTCCGCCGTTTTGCGTGCTTGCTCCTGCGACGTGATGAGAGGCGACGAGAAGAATCGCGGGACGACACCGTAGGGGCCGTCGGTGCGCATGGGGCCGGTCGTCTGATCCGCGACCGCCTGGAACGCTGGCGCGCCCTCGTCGTGCCCGTCCTGTCCGCGCGCGACGACGCGGTTATACACCTTGTCGCGCGAGACCTGAGAGGAGACGCCGACGACGGTGCCGTCCAGGTCGTCCGTGAGCCGCAGCTTCGGCGGCGAGACCGGCGGCGAGACCGGCGGGGTCACGTACAAGATCCCGTCGCCGCCCTCACGGATCGATGCTGGCCACGCCTTCGCGATCTCGTAGATTGCGTCGATCCTGGACTCGCCCCAGGTCATCGAGGGACACCAACGGTCAACGAGGGCGGTGTCAATCACGACGCCCATGTGTCCACCGACCAGGCGCCGGATCTCGGACGCGAGCGTGCCATTCCACATAGGGGATAGGGGAGTCGTGAGGCGGTCCTCTTCGAGGCGGTGCATCAGCGACTTGCCGGTCACCCTCACGGTCGAGGGGCCGGGATCAACGGAGTTGATGAGGAAGCGTCCGAGCTGGACGTCCCACCAGCCGCCGCCGGGAATCACCGACGCGATCGTCAGCGAGACATGCAGCGTCTGCCCGAAGCACGCGAGCGGGTGCGACGGGTCAGTCGGATCCCAGTCCCGCCAGTCCTCATTCTCATTCGCCGACCCGACGCGCGGGACCGTGAGCGAGAGCGAGCCCTGCACCTGCTGGGTGGCGTCCCATGCGACCGAGCCGTCCTCGACGGGTACCTCACCGAGGTACTCATCGCCGAGCCATGACTCGACCGTCGCCTGCAGCGTGTAGGCAGACGAGAGGAGGTCGTCAGGGATGCGCGCGTCCGGTCCGGTCAGGCTCATCGCTCCTCCTGCCAGATCGTCCTGTCGAAGCCCTCCCACGTGAGGCGTCGAGCATCGAGCGCCTGCCAGGTAAGGGCGCGACCGTCAAAGTCCGTCCACGTCGAGAGAGCGAGGAGCGTCGATGCCTGCGGCAGCGACGTGATCGTTCCCTTAATCGTCCACGTGCGCTCCGCAATATCGATCCGGGCTGCGCGCTCCATCGTGACACCTGTCGGCGACATGAGCGTCACCAGGTCAACGTCACAGACACCTGCCCTGCACTGCACGCAGTGCTCGGGATTGTGGAAGAGGGCGACGGGGGTCGGCGTGCCCAGCAGGAGCTTGAGAGCCGGCGTGTCCTTGAGATTCGTGCGCGCCGTCAGCGAGACAGTACCTTCGCCCATCGTCGGCGCATACACCATGACCGGCGTTCTACGGCCCGGCACCTCATGCTCGGTCAGCCGCATCTTCATCTCACGCTGATCCGTGCCCTGCCAGAGGAGATTCACGGGCATTTTGCCCGCCGTGTCCGTCATGAGAGAGAGGCCCTGCCAGCGGCGCACGACAGGCGAGGACTCCACCTCTACGCCCCGAGACGTCGTCAGACGGTACCTAAATTCCGTGTTGATCGGAGCGAGCGAGTCACCGATCACGCGCTGCGCGCCCGTGCCCGTCCACACGCCCGCGCGCGGGATCCATTTGAAGCCCGTCGCGGCGATTCCCTCGACGTAGCAGGCTGTGCCCGCAGGCGCGAGCGACGCCGGGATCACCAGCTGCACGCGCGGGGCCTGGCCGTCCTCGACGACCGCGACCGGCTCGCGCGTCATATCGAGCGCGCCCTCAACCTCACGCGACGCAGAGAGTCCCTTCGTGCCCGTCCACTGGTGAGTTATCGCCCGCTGCGAGTAGCCGATCCGCTGCTGAGGCGTATCCCCGTCGAAGAAGGTCGCCGCATCGGCGATAGCCTCCTCGACGGTCGCCGCCGCGACGATCATGACATCGTCGAGATGCACCGAGCCTGGTTTGTTGTCGCGGACGCCCGAGGTGTAAACCTCAAAGCGCACGCGCGCCTGCGTGGCGCCCGTCGGGGCCACGTGGACCCAGGTCGGGCGATCGCCCTCTGCACTCGATGTCAGCAGCAGCGGCGCGGACGTGACCTGGCTACGTCCTCCGACCGTCCACTCGACGCGGACGGCGAGGCCAATACCAGGACTCGTGCGCACCAGGGCCGACACCGCCAGTGCTTGCCCCGCCGAAACGGGAACCACGCCGGGCGTGGCGACCTGCCCTTGCAGCTGGGCCGGCACGTCGACAGCCAGGTAAGTTGGCGACTGTCGCTCGTGCCCACCCCAGGGAGCCGGATCAGACGCGATCCGGAGCGACGATGGTGCGTACTTCGCCCAGCTATTCGTCCCATACGCGAACGACGGGTTCGGGCAAAGATTCGTCCGCACCATCATCGACTCCTTCCTGCTAGCTGCTTCCTACGAGCGAGGACACCCGCGCTAATCCCCTCGACATGCGCACGGAACTGCACGCCGTCATCGAGGACCAGATTCACCTGCGCCCCATCAAGCGAGACACCCGCACCCGCTCCACTAGCCGCGAGCGCGGAGACGTCTGCCCACTGGCGGGCGGTGAGGATCGCTTCGCGCTGGCCGGTTTGATTGACTGCGGCGGTGACTCCGTCGGGGAGCCAGCCGCCCCTGTCGTACTTGCGCGCGCCGCCGTACCTGCCGACGCTGGGGGATCCCCAGATCGAGGTTTTGCGAGCGCTCAGGCCGGGCCTGGGTTCCTCGATCATTTGCCCGTTGCCGGCGTAGACGGCGACGTGCCAGGCGGGAGATCCCCAGTAGAGGAGGTCGCCGGGGGTCGCTGAGCCCCAGGGGACGGGCGTTGAGCCGGACTGGTATCCGGCGGCGGTGAGTCGCGGCCAGCCCAGGCCGAGCTGCTGCGCGGCCCAGTAGACGAGGCCGGAGCAGTCGAGGCCGGGCGGGATCGCCGAGCCGCCCCAGACGTAAGGCACGCCCATTAGAACGGCTTTCATAGCTGCGCCGACGAGGCCCGCGCCGCCCGAGAGGCCAGACTCGTTCACCTTCGAGGTGAACATGCTTTTCAGGCCGTCGAACAGCATCGGCGGGATACCGTATGCTACGGACTCCCAGAAGCTACCGTCCTTCGGGGAGAGCAGATCGCGCGCAGGCTTGATGACCAAGTTTGCGATTGCCGCAGCGGGATCGGTGACGATCTCCGCGACCGCCTCCGTCGTTTCCTTCACCCAGTCCAGGGCGCCAGAGAATCCGCCCTTCACCGCGTTCCAGATGCCACCGTCAGCGAAAGCGACTTCGCCGCGGCGGCGTCCGGTCTCACCGACGGTCGCGAGGCCGGAGCCGCGCGAAGCGTTTACCCTGTCGAGCCAAGGCTTCCCGCCGAGAGCTCGCAGGGCGTCGGGGCGGATGATGCCCTCACCGCCGGAGAGGCGCAGCGCGCCGCCCCCGTCCGGGCTGTAGAAGTGATAGATGTCTTTGCCCGGCGAGTACCCGGGCGTCATGGTGGAGAAAACGCCGCCGGTCGCGTAGGCCGGAATCGCCTTCACATCCGGGAGCCGGACGGAGAGGCCGACCTTCGCGGCGATCGTATCGAACGCCGCTTTAATGCCGTCCCGATAAACCGTCGTGATGACGAAGTTAATCGGGCGTGCTGCGGCGCCCTTAATCTTCTCGAAAACGCTCTCGACCGACTGGCGGAAAGACTCGAACGATTCTTTCATGCCGCCGATTGCGTTCTTAATCGCCGGAAAGACGACGTCGATCAGAACCGACGAGGCGACCTGCACCGCCGACGAAATCTGATCCCACACAGGCTTAATCACCGACTCATACAGCCACGTGAAGGTCGGGCCGAGCGTCGAGGAGATCGCGCTGCCAATCGCCGAGAAGATCGGGGACAGGATGCCCCAGACCGTCTGAATCGCAGATGAGATCCCATTCCAGGCCGTCACGACCGTTGTCCACAGCCCCTCGAAAGCTAGGCCGACGGTACCCGAGATCACCGTCACGAACAGGTCGAAAAGCGGATACAGAACGTTGTCCCAGACAGCGAGGATGAAAGTTGAGACGTTCGTCCAGACCGGCTCGACAACGTCCTGCCAGAAGGACCACAGCGCGGGCATGAGTGTGTCGCGGAAGAAGCCCGCGAGCGCCTGCATAGCCGGGTAGATTACTGCCCAGGCTGACTGGACTGCCGATGCGAAGCCCTCCCACAGCGGCTTGACGACGTTCTCCCAGAGGGTTTTCAGGACAGGCCACAGCACGCGGGAGATCAGCGTCCAGATGCCCATAAGCGCCGGGCGGATGACGGCGGTCCAGGCGAGCGCCAGGCCCGAGCCGATCCCCTCAAACAAGGGCTGCAGCACGGTTGACCAGAAGTTCTGGAGGCCAGGCCACAGCGTGCCGCTGATCCATTCCCACGCCGCCTCAAGGGACGGCTTGATCTTGTCCGTCCACGCGGTGTACGCGATCTCGCCGACCGTGAGGAGCGCGTCCCTCAGCGTGAAGAAAAAGTCAACGAGCGCCGAGTCCTCCTCAAGGCCAAAGAGATTACCGTCGTAGTCGCCGGTCGTGAGGATGCCCCACGCCGACTCAATCGACGGTACGAGCGTGTTCTTCGTGTAGTCGACGAAAGCGTCGATAATCGGCGTGACGTTGGTCGTCCAGAACTCCGCGATCCCTGCACCAAGCGCGTTAATGGCGTTCGCTACGTCCTCGTTCGTGTTGTACAGGTATATGAGACCTGCGACGAGAGCACCGATAGCCACGACAGCCAAGCCGATCGGGTTCGCAGCCATTGCCGCGTTGAGCCCCTCCTGCACGAGCGTGGTGTTCTTGATCCACTCGATCACAGTCGTGAGCACTGAGAAACCCCAGTACGCAGCGACCGCGATCCCGATTCCCTCACCCAGGGCGACCAGCAGATCCTTGTGCTCGGAGATCCAGTCGAAAGCGTTCGAGAACATGTCGGACAGCCAGCCCATGAAGTCCGTAATCGTCGGCTTCATGTAGTCAATAAGATCCTTGAAGCCACCCATGAGGGTTGCCTGCAGGTTGCCGGCCGCGTTCTCGATACGGCTCGTATCGCGAGCCGCGTTCGCTGCGACCTCGTCGAAGCCGAGGCTCAGCAGAGCTTCGTTGAATTCCTGCGCCGAGATCTGGCCCTGGGCCATTGCGTCGCGGAAATTCCCGGTATAGGCGCCCGCGTCGAGCAGCGCCTTCTGAATCTTCCCGGACGCGCCGGGAATAGCGTTTGCGATCTGATTCCAGTCCTGCGTCGCCAACTTCCCGGCCCCGTTGACCTGCACGAGCGCCAGGCCAACCTGCTTGTACGTCTCGGCAGAGCCGCCAGCGACGGCGTTCAGGTTGCCCGCCGCTTCCGCGAGCTTGTCGAAGCCCTCAACGTTATTCGCTGCGAGCTGCGACGTAATGCCCTGAATATCCGAGAGATCGTAGACGGTCTCGTCCGCATAGCGCTGAGCTGCGGCTCCCAGCTCCTCGATCCGATCCGGATCAATCCCCGCAAACTTCAAGGTGTCCGCGAACTTTTGGGTAGCGTCGGACGCGGCGATAGCCTCCGAGACGAAACCTCCGATGCCCACGGCTGCGGCCATTGCTGCCAGAGGCGCGATCGCGCTCTGCGCGAAGCCAGCCATAGAGGAGAAGCCCGAGCCCGCCTCGCGCGTGCCCCTCGCAGCCTTCTCCGCTGCCTGCGCTGCCTCGTCAAGGTCGCGCGTCGCCGACTCGATAGGGCCGCGACTGCGTCCCGCCTCGGCGCCCATCGTCGTAAAGCTCCGGCCCGCGCCCTCTGCGGCCTTCTGCATGCCGCCTGTCGCGGCTTGCATGCTCTTCGCCATTTTGTCGACGCTGTTTTTCGCCTCAGTCGCGGCAGCATCGATAGGCTGACTGATGCTCTTTGCGACCTGTGCGCCGCTGGAGCCGACGCCAGAGCGTATGCTGTTCGCGAGATCCTTACCGGCGTTCTGCCCGATGTTCGGGATCTGCGCTTTGGCGTCGGCCTCAACGGTCTTGAAAAACCCCTTCATGGAGGGCACGACGTCAACGTAGAGCGTGCCAGCCTTGTAGACGCCTGCCATGATGGGGCTCCTCTCTGCAGTTATTCTTCTTCGTCCTCCCAGTTCGGGAGGAGTGCCTTCATCGCTTCATCTCGGAAGTCGTGAAGGTAGTCGGTGCGCGCGTCCTCGAGTGCCAGCTCGACCGCCGAGACCGGACGCTGATACGGTTCCTTATGGCCGAGGGCGCCAGCCACAAGATCGAAGATGTCCTGTAGGACGCGCACGACTGGCGTCTGCTCACGCATCCGCGCCTCGGTGTCGTCGGCGGTCGCTTCGGTCTCGGCGACGGTGCGCGCGGTCTCCTCGAAACGCTCGGGGTCGTTGAGAATCGCGACGGTCGTTCTGCTCGTCGACGGGAGTCCATCGATGAGCATGAGCAGGAAGCGCCAGCGGCGGGCACGGAACAGGGCTGGGACATCCCAGCCCTGTTCCGCTAAGTCACACGTGATCTGCCTCTCGTATCGGCTTAGCCGATCGTAGAGGCGCCACCTTCCCCCATATCTCCCATCGCTGCGTTGTAGTGCGCGGAGGCCTGACGCAGCAGCAAAGTGAGCTTGCGGAAGCTGAGCTTGCTGATGAGCATCTCAGCATCTTTTTCGGGAAGCCAACGACGCATAACCGCGACAGGCGAACGGCTTTCTACCATATCCGAGAGGAACTTCTCTGCCTCTTCGGTCGAGAGTCCCATCGGGTCCGGGAAGGTAATGACCGTATGCCCGATCCCAAAAGAGAACGGCTCGGGTGTCATAGACTTCTCGATCTTCTCGAGCTCGTTGAACGTGAACGTGGGCTTGATGGTGTCAGTCATGATGATCTCCTAGTTATTTGTCTGACGGTTGGTTACTTGTTGAAGGTGGGAGGCGCGGGCAGCGTCGGCTTCTCGTCGCCGTCCTTCGAGTCGTCGACGACCTCCCAGCCCTGAGAGATGAGCTGATTCTGCTCGACGGCAGCGTCGGTCTCGCGCTCCAGCTTGAGCTCGTCGCCGGAGTCGGTCTTGACAGTCTTGATGAACTTCATCGGGGTTCCTATCCGTGAGGTGATCTCCATGCGTGAGGTGTGGACGGGCGGGCCGTGGGGAGATCAACCACGGCCCGCCCGAGATCGAGAGCAGGTCAGTTGGCCTGCTCAAAGCCAATCGCGTCGCGGTGACGGATCGCGCCGCTGCCGCCGATGTAGTGGCGGCACGACGTGCCCGCCGTCTCGTCCATGAAGGCAGCGAACTCGAGGTCGAACTGCATCGCGTCCGACGCTGCCCACTTCTCGTCGGGCAGAGAGGAGAGCTTGACGCGCGGGTAGCAGCGACCGATCAGCCACTCGTCGGCGGCGGGGCCGTCAGCCATGACCAGCAGGAGACGGTACTCCGCGAGAGCCGGGATCGCGGCCTCATCGAAGGTGATCTCGCCAGTGGTCTTTGAGGCCTTGGTCTGCGAAAGGTCGATACCGTAGACGAGCTGCTGGATCGTCTTGCGAACCGGCTCCAGGACCGTGAGCTTCACCGACTTGGGCGCGCCGGTCAGGTCAGACCTGACCGCCTCCGCATATCCGAGGGCTTCGACCTCTTCGTTCTTCGCGTCGGCGGAGAACGTGATTCCGTCGGTCGTGATCAGACCCAGCGGCAGGAAGTCCGCCGGGATCTCCTTGAGAGCGCCGCCAGCGTCGGTGATCGCCGCCGGGACTGCCGTTGTCATCGGGGCCAGGAACGCGAGTGCGTTCAGGCCCTTACGCACGTTGGTCGTGCGGTTATGCTTCTTCTTGAGGGCTTCGATGGTTGTCATGCGAGCCTTCCCTTCATGTCAGTTGATGTCATTCTGAGATTGGCCTGTGCGTGACCGTGGCCGTCATGTGAACAACCTCGACAGCCTCAAAGTAAGGCTGCACGCCCAAGCGAGAATCGATCTCCGCCGCGTCTACCCAGCCGGACGCGCCGACGACCGGACGGACGTCGAACGCCCCCTCGATCTGGTCCGCGAGCGCTGAGGCTCCGGCTTCGGCGGGGGAGGCTGGTGTTTTTGCGTAGATGGAGATCGAGATCGTGTCGTCTCGGTCGTAGTCCCCGGTCTGGGTTTGTACGAGCGAGACGTGTGCGAGTGGGAGCGGCCCGTCGGTGAAGCCGGGCTGCAGTACTCGCGCTGTCGGGATGCCGGTCGCCGCGGTGATCGCGTCGCGGATGACCTGGACTGCGTCGGTGTATGTCATTTGCGGCGCTTCCTCTTAGACTTCGAGCCGATCAGCTTGCCGAGCGTGTGCGCGCCCGGTATCGGGTTTCCGGCTTTGCTGCGGTGCCCGAATTCCACGGCGAGAGCGTGGCGCGCGTCGTTGTAGACGCGGCCCACGTCTCGGACAGGACCACCTGGCCTGAGCGGCGCTTTCGCTGTTTCGGCTTTGTATGAGTCTGCGAGGTGCCCGCCTTTGTCCGATGAGCCGCGAGGTGCGGCTGCGGCTGCGGCGGCTCTGAGCTGCTCAGCCTCTTTGAGGAGTGCTGGTGCGAGTGCTCCGCTACGCAGGAAAGCGTCGATCGCTTGCGTGTCGCGTTTGAAGCCGCCCACGTCGTCACCTCCGCTTGATCGTCACGGCCACGCCACGCGGCCAGGGTGCCGGCTTCGATTCGACCTGCCATTTCCCGCCGAGCGGATGGGCACGCGGGACGACGATTGTGTCGCCGACCTCGAACCGCGCGTCCGGCGGGGCGTACAGCGTTGCCTGATCGTCTGGCTGTTCCGACGTCGGCGACTCCAGCAGCCCCGGGACCGTGAACACGCCGGGTGCGATGAGGCACCCGGGGATGAGCCGCGCCGCGCTGTCCTGCACGAGGTAGCCGTCCGCGTCGCGTCGCGTGCGGCCTTCTACCTGCACTGGGGTCCGCCACTTCTGCATCATCAGGAGTCCTCCCGTGATGCGAGGAGGTCGATCTCGAGTGCGCGGCCACGGCCTGCACCGAAAGCCCGGCGCTCAGCCTTGGTCAGGTAGAGGTCACCCGAGGGGTTCGCGAATGTCAGCTGCTGCGAGAACGGGCCGGTCGTCTCCGTTGCTGCTGAGATCCCCGTGAGGCCTTCATCAGCGAACGGTGCCGTCATCGCGCGCTTGACGACCGCGCAGATGACCCGGATGCGAGTGCCCGAGCTGGTGGTCTGCCAGTTCGGGCACTCGTCCATCACGAGCGACTGCGCGTCCTCGATGAGCATGCTCACGCGCGCGCGTTCAGCGTCTGTCAGCGGTCGCCAGCGGGCCTCCAGGTCTCCTGGTGTAGCCCACGGTTCCACGTCAGGCAGCTTCCTTGACGAGCGCGAAGCGGTCGGTGAACACGTACCAGGCGTAGACAGTCTCAAGACGCAGAGCCACCTGGTTCTTGCGCTTGAGGTCGCCCTGGCCGTCCGGGTCGCCGAACTGGATCAGCTCGACGGGCAGCTGGCGCTGGATACCCCAGCGGACACCGTTCGTGAAGTCACCGACAATCGCGCGGACCTTGGTGTCGGTCGCCTCGGGGGTCGCGGAAACCGTGTTGCCCTGAGCGACGGGAACGCCGAGGAACTCCGAGACGTTCGTGCCAAAGCCCAGCTGCGGGTAACGCTGATCGGAGGTGTCGCCCGCGCCGTCCTTGCGACGCAGCTCGGACAGTGCCCAGGAGAACTTGGGGTCGAACGCGGCGCCCGTGACCATCGCCGGGTTCAGGCCGTTCACGACCTGGCCGACAGCGGCTCGGAAAGCGGCGTCCGCCTCAGCGGTCTTGCCCTTCATCTCGACGACCTTCGTCGATGCCGCAGCGTAGTTCGTCCACGACGCGACCTTCGTTCCCGTCAGCGGGTTGATCGCGTGGTAGAGGCCAAGGTCGAGGGCGCGAGACAGCGCCTCAGCGCCGGCCTGCGCGAGCTCGTCGAGGACGCCAAGCTGGTAATCCTCATCGGCCCACATGACCTCCTGATTGAAGCGCATGGTGACCTGCGCCTTGTGGGGCGCGACAGACACGGACGAGAACGAGCCCGTGGTCGAGGCCTTGTCGGCGCCCTCTTCGACGAATTCCGCCTTCGGCAGGTTGTCGAACACGATGATGTCCTGCTTGCCGAAGCGCATCGGCTTCTGCTGAGACAGCAGCGCGACGGTAGACAGTGACTGGGACTTCTTGACCATGCCGTCCGCGATCTCGCGGGGCAGCAGCACGGACGTGTTGGTGGTGTTGAAAATAGCCACAGTTGGCTCCTTCCGAGAAATGAGAGATTATTTCGAGCCGAACAGCTCCTGCGCGAAAGCGCGGCGAGCCGAATCAGCGTCGGAGACACTCGGGGTCGCCCCCTGCGTCGGGATCACAGGCACCGACGGACGCGCCTTCAACGCCTCCGCGAGCGCGGAGGCGTGTGCGGTCAGTTCGTCCTTGGTCGAGCCGCGCAGCAGGTCGGCGGGGACTCCGGCTTCCTTCGCGACGTCGTTGCGGATCTTGTCGAGCGCGGCCTGTGCGTCGATCTGAGAGAGACGTGCCTCGGCGTCGGCGAGCTTGCTCGCTGCGGCCTTGAGGTCGTCGTAGTCGGCGTACTTTTCGCGCTCTCGGGCCAGGCGTGCGCCGATGACCTTGTCCAGATCCTCCTGCGTCGTGATCGGCGTGAAGGCAGGACGTTCAGCGGGCGCGGCCTGGGTGTCGGTTGCTTCCGTTGCGGCTGCATCGGTAGTGTCGGTGTCGGTGGTGTGCATGGTGTCTCCTGTTTGTCCGTACTTGTGCGGCGCCCGTCGGCGCTCATGGTTCCGCGACTTGCCCCTCGCGTAGGGGAAACTCAGTCGCCGTCAGATGCTTCTTCTGTCGGCTTTTTGCGCCCGCCGGATCGCTTGCGCGTGTCCTCCTCGAACTCGCCGTTCTCGTAGCGCTCCTTGAGGGCTTCCGGGTCATAGCCGGCGATTCCTGCGGGCTTGCTGGCCCATGAGGGGACGACCTGGCAGTCGCAGTGCGCGTGGTATCGGTCGAACGCGCCAGCGGACTTTTCTGAGGCGTAGATCCAGCCGCGCGAGGCGAGCATCATGCAGAACGAGCAGGTGACCGCTCCGGTCGGGACGCGGGCGAAGCGCACCTTCGCGGGATCCTTCGCCGCGGCGTCTGAAACCGTCTGGCGCGCTGAGTTTTTCACCCAGCTTTCTGTCGATTCAGACAGCGCCTCCAGCGAGGCCTCAGCGTCTCCGTCGCGTGCCAGCGGGTTCAGGGCGCTGCGGATCCGGGCATGCACCGCCTCGATACGAGGCAAAGGCGCAGGCTTCGGCGTGTAATCGCCGCGAGCGCCGGCAGCTCGTCGCAGGCGGTCGTACCACTCGACGGCGAGCTGCCCGCCGATGTTGCCGTATGCCTGCACGAGCTGGGGGAGGAAGTCCTCCAGGGCTTCGCGGCATGCGACGACGTCGGTCGTGTCGAGCGTTTTCCAGAAGCGCTCAAGGTCGCGCTTCGCGAGGCGTGCGCATTGCTTCTGGGCTTTGGCGAACCGCGTGATCTCTTTCCTTGTACGTGACACGCGGCTCGCCTCTTCCCGTTACTTCGCTTCGAGCTTGTCTGCGTCTGCTTCGGGCATGCGCAGGGATACAGGGACAGCGCCGGTAAAGCGCAGGCCGTCGAGGCCGAGCCTCAGCGCCGCGTCTTGCGGCTCAATGCCTGCGCGGATCGCGACGCCGAGCGCGTCGAACTTCGCTTTCAGCGCGACGGGATCCTCAGCTCCCCCCCCCGCTTCCAGCGGCTGCTGTTCGGGAGCGGCGGGCGATTCGAGGGTGCCGGCACCTGCGAGGCGTTCGAGGAGCGATGCGGCCTTGCCGGGTGCGTTCTCCGCTCGGACCTGCTCGATCTCGGCCTGCGTGAAGCCAGCGCGGCGCAGACCGACTGTCGTTGTCGCGACGTCCGGCAGCGCGGATGCAATCTTCGAGATCACGTCAGCGCTTGCCTGCGGGCTCACGTAGCGGGTCGGCGTGTAATTGATCGCCATGTCCCACGAATCCTCGGGCGGCTCCGTGAGTCGGTCGCGGATCATGAGGACGTCCTGGAGGAGGCGGCGCAGCGCGGGCGTGAAGATCCTCCACTGGTAATCGGCCTCGTCGGACAGCTGATACTCAGCGGCCTGCATGGCCTCCGCCGACGCCGGGTTATCGCCGAAGATTCCGACGGTGCTCATCGGGAGGTTCGTCGCGGCGCAGAAGTTCTGCGCGAGCTGGCGATACATCGCGAGATGAGGTTCCATCGACAGCTGCGTGAACTGCCCGACCGTCGGCGTCGAGCCTTCCTCGTTGACCGTCAGCGCGAGCAGACGGCCCGTGATCGCCGACCACCTCTCCATACCCGTGAACGCATCTTCGGACGCTCCGAGGACGTACCGCTGCGGGCTGGAGAAGAATTCAGCGCCCGTCTCGGCGCGCATCAGCGTGCGCACCGCAGCGTCCGTCAGGTACCGGACCTCGGTCGTGATACGCGATCGCCCGAACGGTCGTCCGAGCTGCGGGTCATACACCAGCGGTTCGACGAGCACGCGGCCCGTCGGGTTCTCCATGCGCTCGAGGTGCCAGGCTGCGGAGCCGGGCTGGCGGGAGAAATGAATGATGTACGAGCGCGTGTACATCGTGGCGCCCGTGATGGTGTTCTCGTACTGCTCAGTTCCCTCAGCGGTCGAGGCTTCCAGGGCGAGCGCGGCCTCCAGTGTGCGCGTTCGCTGATCCCACAGCGCGGTTGTCCACTTCGCGTCGCGAGCCTGGATCATGACGGGCGGCTCGCCGCGCGTCACGTCACCAGCTGCGACAGTCAGGAACGAGACCGAGTGCTTGTACGCGCTGGTGATCGCCTGCGCGAGCTCCGTCTCGAATTCATTGCGCGCGAGAAGTCCGGCCAGGTCGTAGGTGTCGGTCAGCCCGCCGACGGTGTAGCCCTCGAAAACGTGCTTCCTGGCGAGTGCTTGCACGGCCTTTTGCGGCCAGCCGAGAGCGGCGCGGGTGCGCTGCATCTGCGGCGGGATCGAGATGCCGAGATCCTGGAAGGCTCGATGCCCCTCGTAGTACACGTCGAGCAGCGCGTTCTTCGTCTGCTTCGCCGTGATCCTGTCCTGCATGAGGCGCAGCTGGCTCTTCTCAGTTTCGGTCAGCCCCGGCAGTGCCGGGATCCTCGTCAGACTCATAGGACGATCGCCCTCCTTCCAGTTTTCCCTTTGGGCCTACGTCTCGTGGTCTTGGCTGCGTGCAATGCTGCCGATACGGCCTCTAGCGGTGTCTCGTCTCCGTCTGGGGTCGAGGCCGACCACCCGTAAGCGCCGTCGCGGCGGCGGATCTGCCGGTCCACGACAGCCACCGATGCGTTGAGCGCGTCCTCCGGCTCTCCCGCCGGGTGCGTGACCTGGCCTGCGCGCAGGCCCTCAAAGAGCAGGCCGCAGGCCTCGAAGTATTCACCCGTCGTCATGATGTGAACGATGCGTTTCGGCACGCCCCGCATGTCCAGCGCATCCGACAAAGCCGCTGCGCCCGCGCCGCCGAGAAGATTGATCTGCGCCGTCCTGTCGACGCGCTCAGCAAGCCATTCCGCGAGCGCCGAAACGCCCGCAGCGGTTGAGCCCGTATAGGTGTCGATTGCATTCACGTGGAAGCGCGCGGAAGCGCCCGTGCCTTCCTTCATCGCGCCCGCAAGGGCCATGCGCTTACCGTCGGCGCTGAATGACACGCCGAATGATCGGATGCCGTCCTCCGGCGCTTCCGCGACCGTCGCGTCCCACGTCGCGGAGTCGATCGCGCGCGAGGCTCCAGCGTTCGCCGGCCACATGCCGAGGCGTTCACGCTTGAAGCCTTCTTCGTTGAGCGTGCGCCGCTCGTTCTCCACGAACGCTATCTTCATGCGTCCCGCTGTAATCGCCGGGTTCGTCGCGATCCACACGCCCTTGTCGTCAAGGTTGACAGGCCCGTCCGGGTCCGCCGACCATTCATGCCAGCACATCGGTCCGGGATGCTCCGAGAGGCCCTGCGCTCGCTTGCGCGTGAACACGGCGCCCGAGGCGTTCGGTCCCGGCGGCGTGCCCGTGTAGAGGATCTGCGAGTTACCGAGGTCGCCCGCCGAGCCCGTCGAGAGCATGGCCTCGATAGCGTCCTCAGTCAGCTCCTGCGCCTCGTCGAAAACGATCACGTCGGCGGTAAAGCCACGGCCCGATGACTTCGAGCGCGCGATGACTCGCAGCTCCGCGCCGTTCGAGAGCGTGATCGACTCTTGGCCGTTGACATTACGGACGTTCGTCACGAGGCGGTTCAGCTCGGGGAAGTCCGCCGACTCGTCGTTCGCCTTGTTCCCGAAGAAATGCTTGAATCGCCGGTAATGTGCCTGCGCTGTTTTGACCTCGTGCGCGGAGTGAAGGATCTTCTCGCCGAGGAGCACCATGCCGAAAAGCTCCCGGATCTCCAAGAGTGCGTTCTTCCCGTTCTGGCGCGGAACGGACAGGCCGCAGGCCATGTGCTTCCACTCGTCCTTTGTGGACGCAGCGAGCCAGTCCTCGAGGACGAGATTCTGCCAGGGGTCAGGGGTTAGCCCAAAGTTCGCGGCGAACTCTCCGGCGATGTCCCCGAAAGTCTTTGCGCGTCGCTTAGCGGCGACCCGCACCCGAGGCGTTTGACCGTCGCCGTGCGAGCTGGTCCTGGAAGTTGACAACGTTGTCTCCTTCCTCCTTGGACTCGACTACGACAGCCGGGCCGGCCAGCTCAGAAATCAACGCGCGCGCTTCACGGATCAGGGGCGCGCGCTTGTCAAACTCCGCATACTCAATCGACTGCAACGTCGCATCGAGTAGCTTGCTGCGATGCTCTCGCGCGTCGAACGCCGGAACCTCCGGCGCCTTCTTCGCCGCGGCCTTCTTCGCCGGGGCCTTACGCCCGCGAGCGCTCGCCGCCTTCGCCTTCTTCTCAGCCAATTCCAACCCCTTCAATCCCGGGCGAAACCGCCGAAAACGCCTACCTTCTAGCCCACATACCCCATAAACGCCCCAGGCGAGCCGACCCTAAACGAACACCCCCGACCGCTCTTTTTTCGCGACACCCCCTGAAATAACGGGGGGGTATGGCGCTAAGCGTATCGGGGGCTAGGGGTAGGCGGGGGGAGGGGTAATCCCCCCTACATGATGACTGAATCTGTCACCAGTCTACGTCGACGGAGGCCGCTCTGCGCGGTTTCACCTTCGGGCGCGTCCCATCTCCGCGAGACTGATTGCACCTGCGACAAAGGACTCGACCGTTTTCGAGCGTGTTCTTTCCACCCCAACGGACCGGCAGGATGTGATCCGGCTCGGCGCTGTTCGGCTGCAGGCCGCGCGTGTAGTCCAGACGCACGCCGCAGTGTGGACACTGCGCGATGCCGGCGTCGCGAGCTGCGATCAACACTCGCTTGCGCCAGTGCTTGTACTGCGCAGTGCCGGTTCGCGAGGTCGCCACGTTCGACCACCTCC